TCTCTTGTAAAGTTTTCAGCGCCTAACTGTTCTACATCAGCGTTAAGTCTATCGGAACTTCCCCAATAGTCTCTCCAGTCTGATTCTTTGAAGCCTCTGCGTTTGTTCTTTTTGCCTTTTAGTGGTGGCTTAGTAGTTTTAAATTTTGCTAGTTTTTTACCTATATATTTTTGTCCTGTAGTGGTATTAGTAATAATATAGACAAATCCTTCGTATTCATCTGGTATTTTGTCTATTATTTTTCCATTATAAGTCCACTGCATGAACGTATATATGTGTGCCTATTGGGTATTGCCTTTAGTCTTGGTTTTTCTAGTTGTTACATGTTTTTCTCTTATTTCATCCATGCGTAGTTTTGCTAATCTACGTATTTCTCTAAGCCATTTCCTACTAGAAGTGTGTGTTCTTACACTATTTCTTGCTTCAAACTTTTCGTTCTCTTTAAAGTATTCCATATATGCTTTTGTCAGCTGATCATGTACATCATCTTCAATCATAATACATTGCCTTAAGAGTAATAGGGTTGCTTCCTGTAGCATGTGCAGCTATTTTAGTACGACAATCACCGGCAATACCTTTTAAAAATGCTCTTTCAATCCTTGCTTGATTGAAAGTTTTTTCATGATTAGCTTTTTTTACTATATCAATAGTAATAGAATCGTCTTTTCTAGTTTGCAATGCAATTATTCCTTGTCCTACTGCTGGTATAATAGGTACCCTTATCCATGTGCGCCTAATATCTAGTGTTTGTAAACCAGCTTCGGCTAGTATAATAGCATCGTATTCTTTGTTGTCAAGTTTTTCTAATCTAGTATCTATATTTCCTCTAATAGGTTTAATTTGAATACCAATGTTGCTATAAAGTTGTTTTAATTGTGCTTCTCTTCGCGGACTACTAGTGCCGACTGTAAATCCGTAACTTACTTTTCCTATCAAAACATCATGAGGACTGTTTCTTTTTAGTGTTGCTGCTATTATTAAGTCAGGGTGTTCCTCACCTGGCATATCTTTTAAACTATGTACAGCAACATCTATATCACCATTTAATAAACTATTTTCAATTGCACTACAAAATACACCTTTGCCTCCTATTTCGTTGATAGGAGTATTAGGATTTAGATCTCCCTGAGTTTTTATTACAACAATTTCGGTATCACATGATAATTCACTACACACACGTTTTGCATATGCAAGTGCTAAATCACTTCCTCTTGAACCAATTTTTAATTTCATTCTATAATCTCAATGTCATTTGCATAACTTGTAAATCCGTTTTCTTTAACTACTCTCATTACATGGTTTACACGACCTACTAGTTCATCTTTGTGTGATATGAGATAAACATTTTTGTCTCTTTCTCTTCCCATTTTCTTTAGAACACCGAGTGCACCTTCAACACCTGCTGTGTCCATACCGCTGTCAATAAGCTCGTCAATAAACAATAAGTTAATGTTTTGGTATAGACTTTCCCACACATCTCGGAATGCAAAACTCATACCAAGTATTAATCGGTTTCGTTCACCTCTTGACAAATTGTCGAAGTCTAAGTCCTGTCCAAGTTGTGTAATTTCAACAGCTAAATCATTTTGGAATACAACTTGATGGGGCAATCCTAATTTTACAATATAGTATGTAAGTCTATTGTTTAGATACGCTAAATTTTGTTCAATAATTTTCTTACGTATAAAACTATCTTTATTTGTAAGAAGTTTTAATAAGAAGTCTTGATGTTCTTTAAAGTTTGTAAGTTCATTAACACTACTCCAACTAATTTCTTGTATAGCCGTTTTGTTAAGTTCGTCGATCTGTGCTTGATATGGATCAGATTCTTGTTGTTTTGAAGTAAGAGATTGTTTTAATCGATCAACATTTTGTCTATGTTCGTATGCTTCTTTAGCAGTTTCATAGAATGTATCAGGTTTACCATTTATCTCACCAATTTCTTTTAATCCATTTAAAACTTCAGAACGTTTTGTATCAATTTCACTAGCATACAACATTGCATCTTCAAGTTCTTTGTTCTTGCGCTCTGCAATCTCTGCTTTTTTGTCTGCATGTAGCTCTTGTCCACAAGTATAACACACAGCATCTTCAAGATTTGCGATATCTTTTTGTGCTTTTTCAACACTTTTGGTAGCACGTTGTAGTGCCGGCTCTAATGTACTTAATTCCTTTTTAAGAGCCATAATAGCATTGTTGTGTTTAGACCAATTAGACAGCTTTTCATGTGCATCTAGCTCAGAATCAATGTCTAAATGTTCTAATTCATCGATTGCTTTGACTAATTTGTCAATATCTGTCTTTTGTTTTGCTAACCAAGCACGTTGCGTACCTTGTAGACTTTCAATTGTGCTTTCTATTTTACTGTTTGCTGATTGTATTGCTTCAATTTTTAGTGTTTCTTGGGTAATTGCTTCTCTAGTTTGTTTTGTTTGTTCTTTTAACGATTCTGCTTTTTCACTTAATATAGTAATACCTAGCAACTGTTCAATTATAGCACGTTGATCATTTTGCCGCATACTTAAGAAAGGTTCGGTATAAGTGTTTAACGCTACAATATGCTTAAACATATCGTGAGTCATACCTAGAAGCGTGTTTATAGATTCTTGTGTTTTTCTACTATCACCTTGTGACTCATCGGTCATCTCTTGTTCTTCATTGTTGATGTAAAACTTCAGTACATTAGGGCTGCGTCCTCTTTCAATCCGGTAATCAACTCCGTCTTTTTCAAAATGGAGTGTGACTAACATTGCTTTGGAATTAGTCTTGTTTATTAGATTGTTTCGTTTAATGTTAGTAAGGGCAACACCATACAAAGCGTAACTAAGGGCGTTTATGATAGTAGTTTTGCCTGTACCATTTCTTGATCCAGCGTCATCACCTCCTTGATCGAGATTTTCACCTAGCACAAGTGTTAGTTGTTCTTTGTTAAAATCAACAGCTTGAGTTTGGTTACCCACACTCATAAAGTTTTTTACAGTTAAATCTTTAATACGTATCATAGTTCGTTATAAATGTCCAATAGCATCTTTTTGTTAAAATTCTCAGTGTCTAGTGCGGCAATTTCACCGCTAACAATTTGATCTACACTTTCAAACTGTTGTATATCTACATCTGTAGTAATTTCTTCCATTTGTTTTTGCGGAATAAGAGATAATTCTCTACATTTGTACTGTGTAACAAATGTTTCTTTAATAAATGTTGCTTCCTCAAAAGAAATTGGAACATCTATAGTAACACGCAAATACATCTTTGGCTTTATAATTTTATCTGTTTCTTCGAGAAGTTGTTTTAATCCTATGGTCCTATATTTAGGACAGTTTTCCCAATTGATATATTGCGGTTCTTTATTATTTTCTCTATCAAGTATCATCATTCCGCGGTCGTCATCCCATGCATCAGCATAATTGTGCGGGAACGCATTACCTAGGTAGTGTACTTTACCTTGTTTTTGTCGCTTATGAAAATGACCACTAAAAACATATTCCTGATGTTCAAAGTGTGATGCCTGTAACTCGCCAGTATCGGGCATCTGTACCATAGCATTCATATAAAAACTTGGAAGTTCAAAGTGTCCAAACAAATATTTTGTTTTAATATTTTTTATTTTCTTCCATTCATCACCGACTAACCATGGAACAAGTGCCACATCATCTTCTTGATAGATTTTATCAATAAATGTTATTCCTGGAATATGTTTTGCAAACGCAGTAGAATTAACGTCACGCTTGTCTTTGTAATATAAGTCATGATTACCATCAAAGAAGTAAAACTTCTCAAACGCTTTTCCAAGTTTTTCCATACTACGGATAGTTGAATCCATAGTTGTTAAGTTTAGGCTATTTCTATTGTGATGCCAGTCACCGCAGAAGATACCAGTTTCGCATCCGTTAGCTTGTGCTTGTTCTATGTACCAATCTACAAATTCTTCGCAATCTTCGTTATGAATTTTACTATTACCTTTTAATCCTAAATGGATATCGGTAAAAACTGCTGCTTTCTTAAACAATATTTAATCCTTAGTTTTGATTGTTGTAATATTATACAGTAAAATAATACACTTGTCAACTATTTTTTTTCTGATTCTCTCTTCATTTGTGCTTCCCATTCGCCCTGGTGTTGTCTGGTGTAACTAGGATTTAAATGATTTATTTCTAGAATATCGTCTCTAATGTTTTGATTACGCTTCTCTATGTTGATAACACGTACAAACGAGTTGGTAACTGCTGCGGTATAATATGCAAACGGATTGTCAGACTTAGATTCGTCAAATTGTAAACCAATTTGCGATAATTGAAGGATTGCTTGTCCTTTCATTTCGTCATTATATGTATAACCTCTAACATTTCCTCTTGTGGCATAACGATCTACTAATTTTAACCACATATTTGCAAGTTTATTTGTAGCTTTTCCACCATCTAAACTAAACGAACCGTTTTCCATGCCTCCTTCCCAATGACTTTTTCCTACACACACTATTTCGTCATTTTCATTAAACTTGTAATGTTGGAATGGAGGAAAATTTAGTTTTACTCTTGTGTCTGCTACTGTTTTAGGATTTTTTTTACGTCCGGGCTCTTCGGGAATATGATCATATGTCATAATACGGAAAATGAGTTCTTCTTTTGTTATTTTTTTATAGTCCACTTCGCAATCAACTTGTTTAACCTTTTTGCCGGCTAACTTTGCTTGTTCAAATGCTTCTTGACTTAGTCTTTTTGCTTTATTACGTTTTGCTTCTGCAATAGTTCTAATGTTTATTTTGTCAACACTAGGTAAAATCACATCGTACTGATTATAGTCTGTATCTACATAACTACAAAAAGTAGCTTTCGATTTATGTATTTCTCTTAAGATATCTTTGTTGTTTAAGTAATTAACTTTTCTCATAGGTTCTCCGATTAATTATACTTATTATAAACTACTACGTTAATAAAGTCAACTAAATACTTTATAATAAAGGAAGTTTTTTATGGCAATAACTGATAGCAATGGTAATCCAATAAACAGTGGTAGAGGAACACCTCCAAATCCTGCACAAATAGCAGAAAGAGCCGCAAATGCACGTAGTTCTTTAGATCCTGCTGCATCAATCGAAGCGTTTGCTGGTTCTGAAAATATTAAAGGACTAGCCGCGGGCGCAAAACAACGAGTTGAAGATTTTGTACAATCTACAGGATTTGGAAAAGCACTTAGATCTTTTGGACTTTTACCAGATGCCGAACCAGAAGATTTTGAATTTGTAAGTGCTACTAGCGGTGATGCAAATCCAGATTGGAGAGTCAAATTATCCTTACCTAAAAACTTTGCAGGAGGATCTATGTTAGGACCACTTTTTGAAACCGATGGTTTAGTGTGGCCTTATACTCCGCAAGTTTATATTACACATTCGGCTAATTACAGTCAGATACAGCCGGTTCATAGTAATTATCCTTTCTTTGCATATCAAAATTCTAAAGTGGATGCATTTAGTATTGTAGGAGATTTTTATGTTGAGAACAATTATGAAGGACAATACTGGCTTGCTGCTGTTCATTATTTAAGAAGTATTACTAAAATGGCGTATGGTAGAACTAGTAATGTAGGTGCTCCTCCTCCTGTTGTAAGGCTTAATGGTTATGGAGATTATGTTTTTAAAGATGTTCCGGTTATAGTGCAAAGTTTTGCTATTGAACTAGGATCTGATGTAGATTATATCAAAGTACCAGGTTATGGGCCAAATGGTGCTTGGGTTCCTACACGTAGTAATATTCAAGCAACAGTACAGCCTATATACAGTAGACGTGCAGTTGAGTCATTTAGTTTAGACCAATTTGTAAAAGGTGGATATGTTGGTAAAGGTGGATTTATTTAATGGCAAAATATACAGCAAATAGTCCGTGGAAAGATACTAACACCAAAAATGGACAGTATCTTGATATATTAAAAATACGTCCGATTCCTGCAGAGTCAGATGACATTCCGTATGTTATACAAGTGCAATATACACATAGGCCGGATTTACTTGCCTATGACTTATATGGAGATCATAAATTATGGTGGGTCTTTGCACAAAGAAATATCAACACAATAAAAGATCCCATTTACGATTTTGAAGCAGGTACTGAGATATTCTTACCTAAAGGAGGCAATTTAAAAAGATTGCTAGGAATCTAAATGGCTAGATTAACTCCGCAAAACTTAATTGATAGGGCTACAAAAGCTGGCAAGTCTATACAAGATTTTGCCGAGTCTACAGCCGGAAATGTTGCCAAGGCTTTTACTACTTCACCTAATATAAATGTTAATGCTATTGCAGATTCAATCGATGGCGCTCTCACCGATAAACTATCTGCAGCAGTAGACCCGCAGTTAAAAATACCTTTAGACTATAGAACACAACTGCAATACGAAAACGCAGAATTGGCAAAGTTTCAAGATATAATAGGAATAACAAGCACAAGCGGACCTCCTTTTCCTAACGAATTACGTGACTTTGCAAGTTACAATTATGTGCTTGGATTAGGGGTATTGAATACCTATGAAGTTAATTTTCCAGATAAAACATACAGGGTAAGAGATCCTGAGATAATGATTACTAGATCGGGTGGTGGATTACCAGGCAAAGCAACAACTATTTTTGAAAAAAAAGGACGTATAGAATATTATATTGATGATTTTGAGACTAATGCAATTATTGGCAATAACACAAAAACTAAACAGACTAATGCAGTTTCAATTGACTTTAAGGTTACTGAACCGTTATCAATGGGCATGTTCTTACAAACACTACAGGTTGCAGCTATACAAGCAGAATACAAAAATTATCTTGAGGCACCGTATGTCATTACACTAGAATTTAAAGGATGGGATAATAATGGAAATTATATTTCTAAACCTAATCTTCGTAGGATATTCCCAATTAAATTAGTAAACATAGATTTTAATGTTACCGAAGGAGGAAGTGTTTATAATGTTAGAGCTATACCATGGCATGAGCAAGGATTATCAGATCAAGTACAAAGCATAAAAACAGATATTACCATTACCGGAAGAACAGTAGAAGAATTGTTACAAAGCGGCGCTAAAAGTTTGATGTCTACGTTCAATGAGTATGAACAGAAAAAATTAGAGAAAGAACAAGTAAAAGCAGTAGATGAATACGTTATTACTTTTCCTACGCAACGGTCTACTGCCCAAGAAGAACTTTTAGGACAAGATACAGAAGTTAGTAAAGCTACAACTAATCCTGAATTAAATGCAGGCGAGGGAGAGAAGCGTGAAATTACTGATGCAGAAAAATTAAAATTATATCAAAGCATCACAGGCAACGAAGATAGTAATGTTCCTGCGGATTTTGATGCCGAATTAAGTAAACTAGCAGGAATAGTTGTAAAACGTTCTGGTATAGGCGAAGCAGTAAGAGAAAACGCTCAAAATCCGGATAATATAAACGAAATAGGAAAATCTGATTTAATAGAATCATATCTTGATGGAGGAAAGCAACCTTTTGGAAGACCTAAATTTGTTGAGGAAACAAAAACTACTAGCGGAGGGCCTCCTAATAGGAATACAACTGTAGGAACAGGGGTATTCAAAAGAGGCAATATTACTATTAGCAATAAAGGTCGCGATTTAACATTTAAAAGCGGTACAAAAATACAAGATATTATTGAAGAAATAATAATACTAAGTGATTATGGTAGAAAAGTAGCAGAAGCCGAACCAGATAGTAACGGGTTGGTAAATTGGTTTAAGATAGAAACTGATGTGTATGATATTACTAATTATGAACAAATGGATTTAACCGGACAGTTTCCAAAATTATATGTATTTAGAGTTGTACCCTATAAAGTTCACATCAATAGATACATGCCTCCTACAAAAGCAAGTCCGGGAATAAAAGCATTAGAAAAACAGGCTTGTAAAGAATACGATTATATATACACCGGCAAAAACGACGATGTGTTAGAATTTAACCTTGAATTTGACAAAGCATTTTTTACAGCAATTATGCCATTTGGCGGCGAAAATAAAGCAGGAACAAAAGAAGAAAAGAGTCAAAGTCCCGGAGTATCACCAGGACATCCTGCGTATAAACCTGCTTCAGGCGACACAAACAACCTAAGTAATAGTGGCAACAGCACCACTAAGGAAGTAGCAAAAGCTGGTGGCACCGGAAAGGGCGGACTAGCAGAACGCACAAAAGAATCAATTGCTAGGGATTTCAACGATGCTATTGTAAACAGTAATGTAGATTTAGTCACAGCAAATATGACTATATGGGGAGATCCATATTATATAGCTGATAGTGGAATGGGAAACTATAATGCGGCTGAAACACCTATAATAAACATGACCAAAGACGGTACTATGGATTACCAAAGCAGTGAAGTTGATATAATATTAAATTTTAGAACTCCGTTAGATTATAACCAAGATGGTTCTATGGAGTTTCCAGGAAACGGAACAAAACCAGTTGGCGCCTTTAGCGGATTATACCAAGTTATATTTTGTATGTCTACTCTGTCCGGAGGTGTATTTAACCAACAACTTAAATTAATTAGAAGACGTAATCAAGAAGGTAGGGATACTAACAGTCAACCTACTACACAAGATAACAAAATTTACACTGAGTATGCTGACGATGCGGCAGATGCAAATTCTAATCAAAGCAAAGGCACATCAGATCAATTCGGCGGCAATGACCAAATATAGGATTATTAAATGAGTAGTAGGAATCAATTTACAAGACAAAACCGGCCCGACTGGATGGAGGGCTCTGGACCTTATATAGGTAAGATTGTAAATCATTTAGATAGCGAATATATGGGATCTATCGAAGTAGAAATACTAAAATTAAATGATGCTGGTAATCCTGAAGGTGGGAGTGGATACCTACTCCCCTGTTATTATGTAAGCCCTTTTTACGGCGTTACACCTAGAGAAGGAGTAAAACCTAATCCAGGTTTTGACAACACACAAAAAAGTTATGGAATGTGGGCTATACCGCCTGACGTAGGAACTAAAGTGGTTGTCCTTGCAATGGAAGAAAGTTACGGATTCGGATATTGGATTGGGTGTGTACAAGACAAATATATGAATTTTATGGTTCCTGGAAGAGCATCTACTACATTTAATAGCGAAGATTCTACATCACCAAAACCAGTAGGAGAATATAACAAAGCATTAGAAACTGCAACTGGTAGAGATCCTACCAAATACATTAAGCCTTGTGATATGGATACTTGCAATATATTAGATACACAAGGTTTATCAGGAGATAGTATACGTGGTACAACCACTACCAGTGCTAGACGAGAAGTTCCTAGTATGGTTTTTGGTTTGAGTACTCCAGGACCTGCTGATAGACGACAAGGAAAACCTACAGCAAATTACGGAGAAAATTTTGGTAGAAGCCAAGTTCCTTTTAACAGATTAGGAGGAACTACATTTGTAATGGATGATGGCGATCCTATGTTATTAAGAAAAACTCCTGCAAGCGGACCAAAAGCAGGACCACCAGAATATTCTAGTGTAGAAAAAGATGAAGTAGGTGATGTCACATTGCCGCACAATGAACTAACAAGATGGCGCACTAGAACAGGTCATCAAATCCTTATGCATAATACTGAAGATTTGATCTATATAGGAAACGCAAAAGGATCTACATGGATAGAAATGACAGCTGGAGGAAAGATTGATATTTACGCACAAGACAGTGTAAGCGTACACACAAAAAATGATATTAACATATCTGCTGATAGAGATATTATAATGTCTGCAGGAAGAAATATTTGTTTAAAAGCAGGCAAAGATGGAAGAATAACAGCAGGCGAAGGCACTCATATTTCTGCTAAAACCCATACTGAGTCAGCACCAGACGGTATTAACATGAACGGACCATCAGCTACACCTGCGTATACTCCGTTAAGAACTCCTCAACACGAGCCTTGGTTTGGACATGAAAATCTAAATCCTCTAGAGTTTGTGCCATCAAAGACAGATAGAGAAAATCCAGAAAACACTATTGTGGAAGTTGATAAAAACGGAAATGATTACAAAAACAATTTTGAAGCAGAATACAAAAAAGTAGCGGACACATTCCGTAAAGGAAGGTAAGGTAAATAAGATATGAGTAATTTAGAAAAGCAACTTTATAAACAAATTAGCGTTCCGGGTAAAAAAAGCAAAAGCACTTCTGTACCAGGTTCGCGTACTTATAGGGGTATTAGTACAGTAAATGAAGGCAATTCATCTAAGGTATTATATGATCTTTCATTAATAAAACAGGATATTTTAAACCATTTTCATATAAGGCAGGGTGAAAAATTAAGTGATCCAGAATTTGGAACTATTATATGGGACGCACTTTTTGAACCTTTTACCGGCGATATGAAAAATGCTATTATTGAAAATGTGTCAAACATTGTAAATTATGACCCAAGAGTAAAAGTGAATAATGTAGTAGTTGATCAGTACGAAAGTGGCCTGCAAGTAGAAGTGAGTCTTACGTATCTTCCTTATAATATTTCAGAAAACATGAAGTTAACATTTGATCAAAGCAATGGCTTTTTGAATACATAATAATATACGCATATTACTCAATAAGCTAAATACTGTATAGAAGGAAGAGCCATGTCGTCAACAGATAGACAAAATAGATTATTAGTAGCTGAAGATTGGAAACGCATTTATCAGTCTTATAAAAATGCTGATTTCCAAAGTTATGATTTTGACAATTTACGTCGGACAATGATCTCTTATCTAAGAGAAAATTATCCAGAAGATTTTAACGATTACATTGAAAGTTCCGAATACCTTGCCATTATAGATCTGATTGCATTTTTAGGACAAAATTTAGCATTTAGAGTTGATTTGAATGCTAGAGAAAATTTCCTAGAAACAGCAGAACGCAGAGAAAGTGTGCTACGTCTTGCAAGATTGTTATCCTATAACCCAAAAAGAAATATTGCTGCAAATGGCTTGCTAAAGATTGAAAGTGTAAGCACGACTGAAACAATTTTTGACAGTAATAATAATAATTTAGAAAATCAAACAATTTTATGGAACGACCCTTCTAATCCAGATTGGAATGAGCAATTTACAAAGGTGCTTAATGCAGCACTTCCAGTAAACGGAACATTTGGCAGACCTGTCAAAAAAGAAAATATAAATGGAATTCCTACCGAACAATATAGATTTAATTCTACAAATTCAGATGTACCTGCTTTTAGTTTTTCTAAATCAGTAGACGGATCTACTACAAGGTTTGAAATAGTTTCTACTGATATATCCGACGGGGCTATTTTAGAAGAAGCACCTTTTCCAGGTAACAACTTTGCATTCTTATATAGAGATGATGGTCGCGGCCCAGCAAGTAGTAACACAGGATTTTTCTGTCATTTCCGTCAAGGTACCTTAGACCAAGGAACATTTAATGTAAGTAATCCAAGCACTAATCAGACAGTTGCAGTTGATGCAACAAATGTCAATAATACTGATTTATGGCTTTACAAATTAGATAGTTTTGGTAGAGAAATAGAACAATGGACAAAGGTTGAAGCAACAGAAGGTAACAATGTTATCTACAATAGTCTTTCAAAGAATATTAGAAATATTTTTAGTGTATTAACTAGAATCGATGATAGAGTAAGTTTAATATTTTCAGACGGTGTGTTTGGAAATTTACCGCAAGGAAATTTTAGAGTTTATTATAGAACAAGTAAAAATGCAAGACTTGTAGTTGACCCTAAAGATATGCGTGGCATTAGTATTGATATTTCTTATGCTTCAAAGGTAGGAAAAATAGAAACAATTAGTATTACATATAGCCTACAAAGCACAGTAGATAATGCAACAGTTTCTGAAACTAATGCTAATATACGTCAACGTGCTCCTGCAACTTATTATACACAAAATAGATTAGTTACAGCCGAAGATTACCAAATTGGACCGTTGAGTATTAGTCAAGAAGTTATAAAAACTAAATCTGTCAATAGGATTGCAAGCGGAATAAGTAGATATTTTGATTTATTAGATGCAACAGGAAAATATAGTAAAACTAATTTATTTGGTACTGATGGAATTATTTACAAAGAAATTATTACAAATAAAAATAAGTTTACATTTTTGACACAGACCGATGTGTCCGGTGTAATACTTAACAATATAGAACCTATATTATCTAGTAAGGAAATGAGAAATTATTACTTTGTAAAATTTCCTAAAGTTGATACAAACGATTTAAATATAACTTGGGAAAAATCAAGTTCTGATACAAATATAAGCACGGGATATTTACAAAACATAAATGGTATAAAACAATTATTAGGAACATTCACAACAAGCATACTCAAATTAATTCGTCCCGGCACTAGTCTAAAATTTATTGCACCAACCGGAAAGCATTTTATGCCAGATGGAACTTTAATGGATGGCGCTGCTGATCATCTTAATTCAAGATCTTATAAATGGGTTAAGGTTATAAGCGTAGATGGAAATGGTACAGTTGTTTCAGATACAGGTGCAGGTCCTGTAGTATTCAATGATGTTATACCTAGTACTGCAAAACTTGTAGAAATAAAACCTTTCCTTGCCCAAAACTTAGAAGCAGACGTCAAGGTACAACTTATTGATCAAATATTTGCATACAAAACATTTGGATTAAGATTTGACATCAATTTAGGACAATGGCGTGTTATAACAGAAAATAATTTAAATGCAAATGGAGCATTTAATACTGGTAAAACTGGTGACAATACAAATCAACAATTAGATGCTAGTTGGTTACTGAAATTTACAAATGATGGCGAGACATATACTATTGAATCAAAAGGAAGTAGATATGTTTTTGAAAGCGACCAAGAAATAAGATTTTATTTTGATAGCAGCGATAAAATTTATAATAGTCTTACTGGCAAAATTGTTAAAGATAAGATTACAGTTTTAAATAATAACAATCAACCAGATAGCGTTAATAGTTTTACAGTAGATATGGATTGGGAAATCACTCAAGAATATAGAGATGCAGAAGGATATGTAAATAGTAAAAAAGTTGAAGTAACATTTTTTGACAATGACGATGACGGAGTAGTTGATGATCCAGAAATATTTGATGTAATAGTTGACGAAAATACTAATCCATTAACAAAATACATATTTCAGAAAAAAATAACTACTACTGACGGCGTTGATGATTATAATTATGTTGATAACAGTGTAGAAAATATTATTACAAAACAAAATATAGACGAAGTAGGAGCATTAAGCTCTTATAGTGACAATCAAATATTTTATTTTATAGATAGCGGAGTCTTTAATAGATATAATTCTAGCATAGGTAGTTTAGAACTTGTAACAAATTACAGAGCTTATATTGGAAGAGATAAAATAAAGTTTCAGTACATACATGCAGCTGACGATAACACACGTATAGATCCTAGTTCAAGTAATATAATCGATACATATTTGTTAACAAGGACTTATGATACGCAATTTAGACAATATATTGATGGAACTATTACAACTAAGCCGTTATCACCTTCTAGTGATAGCTTATTCCAATCTTATGGAGCGGAAATTAACAAAATAAAATCTTTAAGTGACGAAGTAATATATCATCCAGTAAAATATAAAATATTATTTGGTGATAAAGCTAATTTAGATCTACAGGCATCTTTTAAAATTGTAAAAAATCCTGATCTAGTTTTAAATGACAATGATATAAAAAGTAGAGTAATTAGTGCAATAAATCAATTCTTTGCATTAGAGAATTGGGAGTTCGGAGAAACATTTTACTTTTCAGAATTATCAACTTATGTAATGAATGAATTGGCACCCGATATAGTTACATTTTTAATTGTGCCTGCACAAGTATCACAGTCTTTCGGCGCACTATACGAAATAAAATCAGAAGTAGACGAAGTGTTTATTAGTGCTGCAACAGTAGATAATTTAGACATTATTGATGCTGTAACAGCAACAAAAATTAGTGCAGCAGGATCAATAGAAACAAACAGCACACGTACAAATACCGGTATTCAAAGTTCAAACTATATAGCAACAAGTAGTACAGATACTTCAGCAAGTTCAAGTAGCTCCAGTAGTTCAAGTAGCTCCAGTAGCTCCAGTAGTTCAAGTAGCTCAGGTAGTACAGGCAGTAGCGGAGGAGGCTACTAATGGCTTACGATAACGACCAAAATGAATCACCGCTTCCAGCTGGTAAAAACA